TTTTGGATGCAAGTCTTCTCGCATCTCTACTAGCAGTTGTGGATTCCAACCTGCTTGCATTACACGCTTGATTAAATTAGTTAAATTATAATCAGGGTTAATTTCTCGTGATACTTCAACCAATTGCTTTGCAGTTTCAATTTCGCCTAATTCATACTCAAAGAATGCACCAATAGTTAGCAGTGCATAGCGAGACTTTTGTTTTACTTGACTTGCGAGACTTGATACAAACATAGCACAACGGGTTGTGTCATACTCGTTAGGTAATCCAAGTACATAATCACGAAGTTGTAAATCTGAATTCACAATTGTTGCAATAGTTTCAGCAGTATTTTCGCCTACTGAGCCATCATAGTTAGCAATAGCCTCGTCAATAATTTCTTTTGCTTGACCTGCTGTGAGTGTTGTTGTCATTTATTTATTTCCTATTCTTTGTTGGGTTAGAGTATTATAGCAGGTACCACTGACAATTACTTGCCAGTTGGACGATAAAAATTTTTCGTGTACATCTTTCCATCAGGCATAGATAGATTATAAGTAGCGAATTCTTTAGCCATACCCCAATCGCTAATTTTAACGAATGTCTCAAACGCTGCTAATGCGTCTGAGAATTGAAAACTATGGAATGGCTTTTCACCATCATAGGCGGTAGTTAGTGTATACATATTAGTTATTCCAATCTAGGGTTACACATTTGCAGGGATTTATGGTAATTGTATCAGAGTCCACTGACACTGTTGCAAGTGTATCACAATCTTCGCAGATAAATACGCCTTTTATTTCGTCCATAAGATTACCCATTTAATTAACCTCCACATAAACTGTTGCATAAAAGTCAGGCTTAGGAAATCCCTCGCCGTTCCAATACGGGCGAACCTGTACGAGATAGGCGAATTCATTATCACCTGTCGCTACATTGTCACGCCGTTCGGCTGTCTGAATAATTCCCTCTTTGCCTTTACGAGCAAACGAGCGGGAGCGGTAGTATTTGCCCTCTAGGGCTTCTGATAATAACATTGTTTATTTTACCTTTCTTTAGATACACTTGATACAGTTACACTTAGGGGCATTTCCACCTAAGAAGATTTTTAGAGCAATTACTCGCTGACGAGTATTTAATCCATAAGTGGAAACTAATCCACCATTATTAAAATCGTGAACCATACGATTTTCTAATTGAGCAGAGATACCCAATACTTTACCAAGATTTACTTTTTCTAGTGTAGTCATTTTAGACCACCTTTCTTTTTTAACTGTTTAACTATCGCTAGTCTAACATACTTTTTTGACTTTTTCAACTCGACACGCCGTAGTGTGTCAAACTTTTTTTTATTTATTTAATTGTTAATACTGGAAGTATAACACAAAAAATCGCTACTGTCTAGTAACTTAACTAATAATCTCATTATTTGGAGCGTGTAAAAGTGAACGTAAGGTTAACAATAATCCACAGCTTGTGGATAAACCTGTGGATAACTTTGCGCCACATTTCGGATCAGTTGTCAAGTTTATTTTTATGTTTTTGTTTGCGTGTGTACTTTTTTTTATTAGCGATAGGCGTAGCAGCATTGCTACGCCTAAGCTCTTGTATGCGTTTTACTTTTTCAATTAGTTTAGATTCTTGAAACATTCTTCCCAAAATCTATCTGAGTCGAATCGCTCGTTATCTGCTGCAAACATTTCGATAAAATCATTAACTAAATCTTCTAGCACTTCGAGTTTCATCTCTGAGCCATAAGAATTTAGAATTTCAGCGGTTGCAACGTAGTCTTTTCTTGTCATCATTTTATTTTCTATCCTTTTCGTTAGTGTATTGGGCGGGTAAATAGGAGTAAACCCGCCCAAAATTTATTATAGCATTACTTAGTTGTTTTTACCATAGCGAAACGCTTTTGACCATTTGCAAGAGTTAGACCGATGCGGGTTACAGTTTTGCTAATTGGTGCGAAAGAGTTGATGCGACCAGTTACGCCCACTGTTGAGGTTGTGAATAGGTCGCCGATTTGATAAGTGAATCCGTTTAGTGACATTGTTAGTTTTCCTTTTCTTTTTTTCTTTGTTGGGTTGTGTTGAGCCTTTTTACAACTTGCTCAGGTTGTCTAGGCGTAGCCTAAACTTACTTGATTGTGACAGTTGTCCAGCGGTCTTTGCCGTCTACTGACAACTTAACTCGGCTCTGATTTGGCTTAACGTTTACAATTTCCTTAATTGTACCAGTTACCTTTGAGCGTTGTGTAGTGAATAGGTCGCCTACTTGATAAGTGCGGTTCTCGATTGTCATTTATTATTATCCTTTTCTTTTTTTTGTTTGTTGTTATGGTTATCCTATCACAGTGATAGGCAACCTGTCAAGGCTTGTAGTCTGAGCGACAGCCAGAATACGAGCACTTAATTCTCTGGGTGCGGTGGTAGGTGAGGTGATACTGACCTACACTAGAGAGGCGTGATGTGTGAAGTGTGGACAGGTGTGCCACGTGATAGCCACGAGCCTGAGCGGTGGCGGGGATTAGAGAGAGAGCGATTACTGCCACTGCTAGTTTCTTTTTCATTACTTCCAAGCCTCATCATTCATTAGTTCTTTTACGATTGTGTACATTAGTATAGCAAGGGGTACTGACATTATCAAGAGGACAGCACGGGTTAAGTATGTGAGAATAGTCACTTATTTAACTCCCATCACTAGCGATAGATAACGCTTAGCAATTAGCACACCCTTTGGGTGTGGTGTGTGTCTTGCGACACTAGGGTATTTCTGAGAAATACGGATAGCGATATGAATAGGTAGAGTGTTATGACTACGAAAGCCATAACCTCCAGCCTCTAGACCGAAGTCCTTAGCAATATCACGACGGATTTCATTGTAGTATTCATTTAGTGTAGACATATTGTCCACCTTTCTTTTTTTCTATAGTGCTACTCTAGCATATAGCCTAGACTTTTGCAAGTCTATTTGGTGTGGTGTTGCTCACATTATTTGCTAGAACATTTGTTCGAGGCTCAGTGAGAGTTTCTATATTTAATTTGTTATAGTGTAACTATAGCATGGGGGTCTGACATTTTCAACTTAGAAATGCACACAAATCGGACATTTTCAAAAGATTTTTTGTGATGTACACCACATTTGTGTGGGACATCCCCGACAATTCGGACATTTCGGGCGGACTATATTTTTTTGTTATTTTTTCAGCAAATGTGTATCATACATCAAAAATACCCATTAACATTTTGATCAAACTTGATTTATATGTGACGTAAATCACAATTTAGAACTCTAAGGTAAAAATGATATAATAACTACATAATGATTAAAATATATAAAAATATTGTTACTGAAGAAGAAATAGATATTGCGATGGAAATTCTAAAAAATATTCCTGATAATATCTGGAGACAATCAGATTGTACAGACGATCCTGTAGATCAAGTAAGAGAGTATCTTCCACAATATGTATCTGCAATGCTTGATAGCATATATAAAAGAAAATATATAGAAATTGTTAAAGATTTTGGAGCTAACATAGTAGTTCCTAATTCACATAATTATGCGGTAGATAGAAGAAGGGTCGGGGATTACCTAGGACCACACGCTGATATACCAACTGGAACATATGATAGACATAGAGGATCATCTCCAGAAGATAGCCTTATCACAATTTCAGCAATTTTTTATTTTAATGATGACTTTGAAGGCGGAGAGCTTAGATTTATCGAAGAAGACAGGATTTATAAGCCTGTAAAGGGAGATTTGATGGTATTTCTTCCAACAATCAGACATGAGATACTGGAAATAAAAAAGGGTGAGCGTTACAGCTCTCAATTTTTCTATAGTAAGCCTGGTGCGATAGAAAATCCTTTAAAAAATGTAAATATCAAAACGGGAGAGGAATACAATGGATCAAATAATTAAAACAGACCTGGAGCCAAACACTCCTGAGTGGTATTACAATGAATGGTTGAAGGATTATCAGCAAAATCCTATTAATTTGCAATATTTTGAGAACAAAGTCATCGAAAATGTGCTTTCAGACGAAGATTACGCTGAAGCATATGCCATAATTGACGCTGGAAACGAAGAAAACACCATTTTTAAAGATATTATGGGCCACATGGCATTTAAGAGTAAATTTTCTGACCGTATGGAACAAAAATTAACGAAAATTGCACGGGAAGCAAGTGGTTTTGACAATTTAGTGCTTGCAGAGTACTCAATTGCACGTTATTCTCCAAAGTTCGGATATGTACCTAAGCTATTTCCACATAATGACAGCAAGAAATCTCAATCTATCGTAATGGATGTACAGCTTAAGTCTAATTTTGATTGGCCTTTGGTCGTAGATGATCGTCAATACCTTACAAAAGACAATACTGCACTACTTTTTTCTGGAACTCAACAGACACACTGGAGAGCTAAGCAATGGTTAGAGCCTGATCATCAGGTTGATATGATTTTTTGTCATTTCTTGTTTGATCCAGATATTGAGATTACAGAAGAACAACGTAAGCAGACGGGAATGCGTGGAGCTTTCCTAATGGAATATACAGAACAATGGGTTCCAGCTATTCCTTATGACGCTAACAATCCTTCTGCGTTCTTGGATTACAAATTTAATCCAGATGATATGCCTCAAGAAATTAAGGGCTAATGCTTCATATTATTAAAGACGCTATTCCAAAAGAAGAACGGGAAGAGTGGATTAGGCTTATACGTGATCTAGACTACGATTCCTATGAGTATAAAAAAGAATATTGGCAGGGCGGGGTTATAAGTAATCAATTCATGAATATGCCTCCACATGTATTAGATAGAATACAAGAGATGTCTAATCTACATGTCAAAGAAATAAGTGATGTATATCACACTAAATTACAAGAACAAGGCGAAGGTTGGTTTGTTCGTATCCATAGATATGGTGAGGGAGATTTATTGCCTAATCATTGGGATAACATGCATAATAAGACCTTAAAGCAGATCGCTGTATCAGCTGTATTCTACTGGAATGAGGACTATGATGGTGGGGAGCTAGTATTTCCTAACCTAGGCATACAATATAGCCCTAAAGCAGGAGATCTGGTCTGTTTTCCACCTAATGAGCTATGGTCTCATCAAGTAAATCCTATAATCAAAGGTTGGAGATTTACTACTCCATTCTTCTATAATGAAGATGAAAGAGTTTTGGCTAAAAGGTTAGGTCTTGAGCATTTGCTTAACTCCGAAGGAGTTTTAGATTTGTCATCTATGGATAAAAAGGAAGAAGTTCGTACTGAAATAGGGTTATAGGGCGGGAGTAGGCAGTACCTGATACTGCGGAAATGTATGTTCCATATGACAATTAGCACATAACACTCTACACTTGGCTATTTCAGCTAGTATAGTCTTTATACTATATCTAGCTTTATCTTTACCCTTTATTCCGCTTCCCGTAGTCATCTGGGCTATACCTACAGCTTTTCCCTTATTATCCCGCCACTTCTCATCTGGATTAATATGGTCAAATTGCAATACAGCTGAATTCGAACGATATCCGCATATTTCACAGCCACGTTCTAATTTGATGGAATTGACATATTCCCGAATCTCGGCAGCATTCATCTTTTATCTCCTAAACGTAATCAATATTGATGGTACATCTTTTTTTATGATATACAGGAGATGAGCTAGCATGGTAATTTAACCCGTTGAACATTAATCCTCTTCCCGCTTTCGGCTCAATGCGGTCCAATACAGTTAAATTAG